GTTACCTATTGCGACACAGTATTTATCTCCAATTGCCGCAGTAAAAGCAGATCTGCCTACAACAGTATTTTCTTGCCCTATTGTTAAAGCGTCTCCTGCAAGACCACCGATGAGAGTGTTGCTTACGCCCGTGGTGACTGATAAACCCGCACTTGCTCCTACTGCGGTGTTGTAAGTATCAGCAGCGCCCGAAGGATTCATGGCATTCAGCGCAGCGTTACCGATAGCTACGTTCTGACTTCCAAGCACGTTAGTGCTTAAAGAGTTTGTACCCAATGCCACATTAAAGTCGGCGTCAGTAATAGCGTCACCCGCTTGACCGCCAATGAGTACGTTATAAATACCCGTGGTGACATCCCGACCAGCGTGATACCCCATAGCCACGTTGTAAGTGTCAGTGTTTGTGGTGAAGTTTTGAGTTTTTAACGCATCAACACCCACAGCTAAAGTTTTTGTGCCAAGCGTATCTGCACTTAAAGCGGAGGAACCAATAGCCACGTTATTGTTTGATGTAGTAAGCGCATCACCCGCTGCGTATCCAACCGCTACGTTATTATCACCCGTAGTCAAAGCCGTACCCGCTTCATCGCCCACGACCACGTTGTAGTTGCCGCCAGAGGTAATGCTGTTACCTGCGTTGACACCTGCGCGGAAGTTGGATGTGCCAGAGGTTGATGAGACTAGGTCGCCTGAGTAACTCAGCGTTCCTGTAAACGTAGGGCTAGCAATAGGTGCCTTAGCGTCGATTTGCGTCTGTATGGCAGACGTTACGCCGTCCACATAGTTAAGTTCAGCAGTGGTAGCCGTCACCCCGTCTAGGATGTTTAGCTCAGCAGCGGTAGAGGTAACGCCGTCTAGTATATTCAACTCTGCTGCCGTAGACGTAACCGTTGTGCCGTTAATAGATAGCGCATCAGTTTCTAAAGTACCATCAACATCTACATCACCAGAGATGTCCAGAGAAGCAACTACAGCCGTTCCTGTGAGCGTAGGAGCAGTCAATGTCTTATTCGTAAGAGTCTGTGAACCAGTTAACGTAGCAACAGTGCTGTCAATAGACAATGTTACTCCAGTACCTGATGCAGCGGAGTCAATACCTGTGCCGCCAAGGATACCTAAAGACTCTGAGTCAAGGTCAATATCAATAGATGCAGAACCATCAGTAACGTCTAAGTCCTGTGCAGTTACCTGTGAGTCTACATAGGCTTTGATGGACTGTTGAGAAGCAATACCTGTAGCACTGTTAGATGCCATATTGTCTTCATCAAGAAATGCTTTACCATCTAGTATATTAAGCTCTGCTGCTGTAGACGTAACACCGTCAAGGATGTTAAGTTCAGCGGTAGTGGACGTTACACCATCAAGTATGTTTAACTCAGCGGCAGTAGACGTTACTCCGTCCAGAATGTTAAGCTCAGCGGCTGTGCTGGTTACTGTAGTACCGTTGATAGACAGTGCGTCAGTTTCCAACGTACCGTCAACATCTACGTCGCCTGAGATGTCCAAAGAAGCTACTACTGCTGTGCCTGTAAGAGTAGGAGCAGTAAGCGTCTTATTAGTCAGCGTCTGAGAGCCTGTAAGCGTCGCTACGGTGCTGTCTATTGCAAGGGTTACACTTGTACCTGATGCAGTAGAAGATAGCCCTGTTCCGCCTAGAATGCCCAGAGACTCACTATCTAAGTCAATGTCAATGCTTGATGAGCCGTCAGTAACATCTAAGTCCTGTGCGGTTACTTGGCTGTCAACGTATGCTTTGATGGACTGTTGAGTAGCCAGTTTGGTGGCACTATTGGAAGACATATCATCTTCATCTTTAATGCCAGTTACAGTAGCGCCATCACCTGCAATGTTGATGCTGGTGTTTGCTACAATGGTTGTTCCTACGATACTTGAAGCACTAGATGCTCCTATAGTCGTAGCGTCTACAGCACCACCATTGATGTCTGCTGTGGGTATAGTTACTGTGCCAGTGAACGTAGGACTAGCAATGTTTGCCTTAGTCGCTGACGCTGTTGCAATGTTATTAAACTCTGTATCAATCTCAGTGCCTTTGACAATCTTATTAGCGTTGCCTGAAGGTAAGGAGTCCTTTGCTGCAAAGTTAGTTGTTTTTGTATAATCAGTCATTATATAAGTCTACCTATAACTGCTTCAGTATTTAGCTCTTGTATTGACAAGGCCCGTTGGTCTATTGTTGCTTCTATGCCTATAGTTGCTACTTTGCCTGACCCTGTTGCTTTAAGCTTAGCAACGTCAATAACAATAGTAGCACTGTACTCTGACGTACTTACGTTGTACTCAGATATTCCGTACTCTGCGATAAGGCTAGTAGCAACAGTGAATGCTTGCTTACTGTAACCTTCAGTGTAGTCGTAAGCCCAGTTGCCTACTATCTCACTACCTGAGCCGCCTATGATTGTAAAGTTAATCTCTTTGAGCATCTTAACTTTAGAGGGGTCGCCAAAGGACAGTGGGTTTGTGAAGTATTTGAATGTGTACGTATCAGCATCATCCAAGTAATCACTGTAGTCGTTGACACCTACTGAGTTACCAAAGTACAGTGTACCATCTTCTGCTCTCTCGCCACACAGTAGAGCATTGCCTTCCCAAGTAGTCGCCCTATAACTGCCATCTTCTAACGTCCCGCGCATATCAAAGCAATATACTTCCAAGGAGGAAGGTAAGAACAACAGATAGAAGGCTTCTTCTGGGCTGTACACTGACTTAATGTTACCTGTCTGTGTGTTTACAGCCTGCATCATAGTGTCACGTACATTCTTGGATACGTTACCAATAGGATTAGACTTCTCTTGGATAACTCTACCTAAGCTACGTAAACCAGAGTCAGACAAGAATATAAGGTCTGTACCGTTGCTCTGTACGCTGTCTCTAGCGATACAACCAATACCAGTGATAGTATCAGATAGTGTCATGCTGGATGGTGATGAAGCACCTTGGTACAATAGTATGCTACGCTTACCAAAGATAACTAGGAAGTCATTAAACTCCGCTAGTGCTACAATCTCATCGTGTCCTGTAGGCCAGACTGTAGTGATGTCTAAGCTACCTGAACTACCACCTGTCCACGCATGTCCTGCTAAAGAGTCTGACCAGTACAGTGTGTGCTTGTTGCCTGTAACGTCAGCAACCCATACACGACCAAAGGCAGCTAATGCTTCGTTAGCCTGTGG